GCAGCGGTAGCCGCCGTTATTGCCTTTGATAGAGCAGTTAGCAGTAGAATAGAAGAAATGGTTCCCGACTTCTTTTTCTAAGGGTGAATAATGGCAACAGTAATTCAAATAATCGGAGCCGCGCTAGTCGTTGCGGGTATTGCTTTTCTCTCTATTCCCGTTTCTCTTATTGTCGCTGGAACAGCGGCGGTCTTATTTGGAATTGCTATGGAGCGTAACTAATGTTGAATAACCTTTTTGAGAAAAGGGCAATAAGCTTTCAAACCCTATGGGGAGCTGGGGAAGACCTAACAGACCTGAATCAGTCCGGAACGGTTATCAATTCAGAAACCGCGTTCAAGATTACGGCCATTTGGTCTGCGGTCTCTCTAATCTCAGACACAATCTCGACCCTACCCCTAGACGCTTACATTCGACGCGACGGAGCTAGAGGGCCATTTAGACCGAAGCCAGCTTGGGTATCCAAACCCGACCTAGACCAACAGCCTTCCGCATTCTGGCAATCCGTTATTGTTTCTCTTCTCATAGACGGAAACGCTTTTATACGCGTCTTCCGCTCCGGCGGTCAAGTTGTGAATCTAGTTCCGCTAAACCCTCACAAGGTTCAAATTCGACGCAACGGTATCGGACGCGTAATGTTCGAAGTTCAAGGAGAGAAAACTCTTCTTAGCTCCGAAGACGTTATCTTTATTTCTGATCTAGTTCGCCCGGGTGAGATTCGCGGAATGGCTAGAGTCGAAGCTCTCAAAGACAACTTCGGTTTGTCTATGGCTCTGGAATCTTACGCAGCTCGATTCTTTAGCAACAGCGCAACCCCGCAGGGAATCATTACTTTTCCGGGAAACCTAAACAGCGAACAAGCCGAAAATCTTCGCCGTGGGTTTGATTCAGCTCACCGTGGACTAAGGCGTTCGCACAAGACCGGAGTTCTTTCCGGTGGCGCAGAATGGAAACCAACCGCCGTAGACCCTGAGAATTCTCAGCTAGAAACTTCGCGTCGCCTATCGGTTGAAGACGTAGCCCGAGCATTCAACATTCCAAACCATATGTTAGGCGTTCAAGGTTCGACCGCTTACGCTTCCGTGGAGCAAGACTCTATCTTCTTCGTTCAACACACGCTTCGCCCAATCGTAACCAAGCTAGAGGTAGCATTCAGCCCGCTTCTAAACGAAGTCCCGGGCGGAGAGAACGCATTCCTAAAGTTCAATCTAGACGGACTTCTTCGCGGTGATTCTCAGGCCCGAGCTAACTCTTACTCAATCGGACTTCAGGCGGGCTACTACACCGTGAACGATATCCGCAGATTCGAAGACCTAACTCCAATGGCCGACACCGTGGCAGATCAAGTTCGCGTTCCACTAGCTAACGTTTCGATTGACGATTCACGAATTGCTACCGAAGACAAGAAGGTAGCTATGGCGCAGAAGCTAGTTCTCGCTGGATACGAACCGAAGGCGGTTCTAGCAGCTCTTGGACTTCCAGCCATTCCACACACCGGAGTTCCAAGCACTCAGCTCCAGCCAGTCGCGCAGCTTGATCCGGCAAATCCTGAAGGCGTCTACGAGGTTCAGTAATGATTCTGACAAATCTCTACACGATTGGAACGACTAGACAAGAAGTAGTCGGGCCAGCTACACAAAGACAAGTCGTTCATCTACATAATCAAATGAAATCGGGGAATCACTATATCCATATTGGTAATCAAAATGTAACGACTACAAACAGCATTCACCTAGATACAGCCGAATCAAAAACGATCACGCTAGAACCGCTAGATAGTCTTTGGGCAGTTGCTACCGCAGCAAACCAAGACTTAGGCGTTCTTATAGTTAGGCAGAGTCAATAGTGCCATATTACATAACCGACAAATCCGCAGACTGCCCTAATTGGGCGGTAGTAAAAGAAGACGGCGAACTAATTGCTTGCCACGAAACTAAAGAATCTGCTATCGACCAAGCTATCGCGATTAGCCTTGCCGAAGAAACCGAATTCGTTGGAGAACGCGCAGCCGTCGGAGAGCTAAAAATTGGCGATTGGGTAAGTTGGAACATTCGGAACCCGAAGGTACTTGCGCAGATCGTACTCATAGAAGGCGAACTAGCAGGGCTAGAAGTTTACGAATTAGAAGACGAAGTTTACCATTCCACTAGCCGTCTAATGATTATGAACGTCTTCAAGCTTCAGCGAATCCAAATGCCGGAAAGAATCTCCGCGGAACTAGAAGACGCAGAAGAACAAGACTTAGAAGACGAAGGCGAAGCAAATCTGCCCGACAACTACCGCCCGGCACTATCTCCAGACGTGCCAGAAGGTAGAGCCTGCGGAAATTGCTTTTTCTATGACGAAACACGACTAAACAACGACGGAAATAAAGCTTGGTGCGAGCGTTGGGACGCATTCGTATTGGGTGGAAACTACTGTAATGCTTGGCAAGCTAACGAAGAAGATAGGGCAGCGCCCGACGCTTTAGAGGTTGGAGATTCGGTTTCTTGGAATTCTTCCGGTGGAAGAGCGCGTGGAGTAATCGAAAGAATAGAACGCAACGGAACTATCAATGTTCCAAACAGCGACTTCACAATTTCTGGAACCGAAGATGACCCTGCGGCTTTGATTCGTGTTTACCGTCCGGGCGAAGAAGGCTTAGAGCCTACCGAAACTTTAGTCGCGCATAAATTTAGCACTCTAACAAAGATTCAAGAGCTAGACGAAAATCGGGCGGTAAACCTAACCGCTCCGGCTTATATGAGAGCAGCGGCCCGCCGTGGACTTGAATACTACGCAGAAGGTTTAGCCGGGGACGGGCTTGTAGATCGAACCGTAAGAGAAGCGCGCGCTATGGCAGAAGGAAACGTTACCGCCGACAAATGGGTACGAATTGCCGCTTGGATTGCTAGACACTTAGGCGACCTAGACTCTCCAGACGCAAACCCTTCTTCCGAAAACTATCCTTCCGCTGGAGTCGTTGCTCACCTTCTTTGGGGAAGTGGCCCTAGCAAAGCTTCAGCTAATCGCGCTATGAAATATGCGCAAGGCGTCGTTGCTAGACTAGAGGAAGAAAATCGCGCAACCATAAGTCAGGAAAGCGAACAAATGGCAAAGATTGAAAAGCGGACTAACGAAGTTACGTTCGAACTAAGAGCGGTCGAAGGTGGCGACGGTATGACTTTTACCGGATACGCCGCAGTCTTCAACTCCCCTAGCGAACCCCTACCGTTTATCGAAAGAATCGCTCCGGGCGCATTCAAGCGTTCACTAAAGGCGCGCAACGATATCAAGCTTCTATACAACCACGACACCGGGGCCGTTCTAGGCTCTACCCGGGCTGGAACCCTGAAGCTGGAAGAAGATAACTACGGACTACGCGTTACGGCTATGCTTCCCGAAACAACTCTTGGAAAAGACGTTCGCACTTTGGTTCAACGTGGCGACGTTTCTGCTATGTCGTTTGGATTCTCAGTTCCGGCTAACGGTGATTCTTGGAACACCGACGGCACAGAAAGAACTCTAAAGTCTGTCAGGATTCACGAAGTTTCGATCGTGGCATTCCCGGCCTACCAACAGACCGCCGGAACCGCTACCGTTCGCTCATTCGACGGAGTAGCAAAGCGCGCAGAAGTAGACGCAGACCAACTGGCGGACGCTATGCTTGCTATCGAAGACGGCAAAGACTTATCGCTAGAGCAATCCGAACTTCTAACAAAGGTTATTCAAAGATTGACACCGCAGGAAGAAGCCGAAGCCGAAGAAAATTCGGAAGAGCTAACCGCGCTAGAACTAAAGAAAAAGAAATTCGAACTCCTAATGAAGAGGTTGTAAAATGGCAAACCTAGAACAAATCAAAGACGCAATTCTAAAAGCCGCAGGACGGCCAGATACGGGTGTAGTCCGTGATAACGTGGACACTTGGGCGCAGGCCGTTTGGGAACTTGATAACGAAGTTAAGCCTAAAGAAGTTCGCGTCATAGAAGCTAAAGAAACCCGCTAAGGGTTCGTCGGGTTTATCCCCTTTCTCCCGACCGCAACGCCCGCCGTATTCCTTTCCGGCGGGCGTTGTCTTTTATCCGGATTAGTAGAATAGAAGTTATGGGTTGAGTCAGCTCCCCGAACTACCGTCCGAGTTAGCACGGCGGAAATCCCAAATAAAAAAATCAAACAAGGAGTAACAACTATGTCAGACTTTCTAAAGTCGCAGGTTGAAGCCCGCAACAACCTAATCGAGCAGGCCCGAACAGTAATCGAGTCAGCCGAAGCGGACAAGCGTGGACTAACCGTAGATGACCAAGCAACAATCGAGCGCATTGAGAACGAAATTTCTCAGCGCGACGCAGCTATCGACACCGCAAAGAAAATGGAAGAGCGTGAGGCCCGCGCAGTAGACGCAGCTCGCAACTCTTTCATTCCTTCTAACGAGGTTCGTGGCGACGCAGAAATTCTTCGCGCAATTGCTAACGGAGAAATGCGTTCACACGTATTCGCACCAGAGAAGAGAACCCTTGTTCCTTCGGATAACCTAGTTCCAAAATCTTTCTACGACGAAGTTTTCAGCGTGGCGAGACAGGCCGGGCCTATGCTTACCGTTTCTCAGGTAATCAATACCGCAGGTGGAGACACTCTAACAATCCCGACTCTAACCGGATATTCAACCGCAACAATCAAGAGTGCTGGTTCTGCTATCTCAGATTCCGAACCCGTTTTCTCAAATGTCCAGTTAAGCGCATTCAAGTATTCCTTCCTAGTCCCAGTGGCAAACGAACTTCTAGTTGACTCTTCACTGGATATTTCTGCGCTAATCGCGGAGCAGGCTGGAAACGCAATTGGTTTCGGAATCAACACCGGTCTAACCACCGGAACTGGAACCGTAGAGCCAACCGGTATCTTCACAACCGGAGCTTCAGCGGTAACTGGTGGAACCGGAGTATCCGGCGCACCAACTTACGAGAACCTAGTTGACCTTCTATACACACTAGACGGACAGGCTCGCTTGCTTCCGGGTGTTGGTTGGTTGATGAACAAGACTGGTCTAGCGGCAGTTCGCAAGATCAAGGACGGTTCTGGAGCGTTTATCTGGACAGCCGGAAATATCGCACAGGGTCAGCCAGATCAGCTACTCGGATATCCTGTATACGAAAATCCGGCCTGTAGTTCAGTCGGCACAGCGGCATTTTCAATCGGCGTAGGACACCTACCTTCCCTGAAGGTACGTCTAGCCGGAGGAATCCAAGTTGCTCAGTCAGCGGATTACGCATTTAACGCAGACGTTACAACCTTCCGT